GATATTGCTCTTGATAGTAAGGTATTAAAGAACAAACTTACATTTAAAGAACATGTTGAATTATGTAACGCTGTTACTAATCTAACTTACGAAGAAGTTATAGAATTAACAATTACTGAAGGTATAAAAGAGTTTGAAAGTAAATTTGGAAAATTTTTAAAGTATAGTTTTGCTGCAATTGCAGGAATGGCTGCTGGTTTGGGTACTGCGGGTGGAGCTTTTATTGGACCTCCAATTGCTATGTTTGTTCTTTATGTATTTAGAAAATTAACAGATACATGCTCAAGAAGCTGTTTAGCTAAAATACCATTTTCTAGCAAAAGAAAAATATGTAGATATGAGTGTCAAGTAAATGCGTGTAAGAATATAGTTAGAGATTTGAGATCTGAAATGTCAAAATGTAGTTCGTTTGCTAATGCAGAAAAATGTGAAAAGAGTTTGAGAAAAGAATATATTAAATGGTCCAGAAGATTGCAATCTCAAATGATAAAATTACATCAAGCTAAACTTGGTGAGGAAGAAAAAGCAAGAAAGAAAAGAGCAAAAGAATTAGCAAAAAAAGCTAAAGCAATTTCCTCAAGTTTTCAAGTTTCAAAATCAGATTTACTTAATATTGTAACTGAAAGCAAAACATTTAGAGAAAATACTTCGTTCAGAAATCATTTACAAATTTATAAGGCGGTTAAGACATTAGAAGAAGATGACGATATAGCAGTAACTCCTCCAAAGATAGATCCGACAAAAGAAAAATGGGCAAGACGAGCTTTGTATTTGGGGTTATGGGTTATACCAATACCTTTCTTTAATGATGTTGTAAACTATATAATCAAAAAACATAATTTCGCTTGTATTGGTAAATGTTCTGCACAGAAAAAATTTTCAAAAAGCCTTTGTATAAATCAATGTAGTTATTTATCAGCAAAGTACGCGGTAGGGCTTTTAAACAAACAATTAAAATCATGTGAAAAAGCTGATAAAGCAGTTAAATGCAAAAAGAAAATTTATGCTATGCTTGAAGATTGGAAACAAAGAGAGGTGGAAGCAAAAATTAAATTTGAAAGTAATTTACGTTCTGAGTTAAGGAAAGTAAAAGAACGAGAAGGTAAACAATAATGTCTGATATTCAAAATTATGATAGACTATATTATTATGTACATGAGTATCAAAATTTACTCTATAATTATTATAGCAAACACGTCGTTAGATTTTTAGTGACCTATTATAATTTGAATGTTGAAGAAACTATTTGGGATGATGAAAATGTCTTTGGTGGTGCTTATGAGCAAACTGGGGAGCTTGCGGGTGTAAGGAGAAATAAGATTCTTCTGCTGCCAGTTTATTATCCTGAGGAAGTGACAACCGCATTTGATGGCGAAGATATAGGATATAATAAAAATACAGAAACTACAATTGTAATTCCTAGTTCTTATGGATTTAAACCATATCCTCATGATATGTTAAAATTTGAGCAAGAATATTTACAACATACAAATGATACATATCCCCTTTATACAGTTACAGGTGTAGAAATTCATCCCAATACTGACAGAAGGTATTGGAGATTGAAATGCCAGGTGTATCAAAGTGAAACATTAGCATCAGTTGATTCACAAGTTATTGATACATATTCATTTGTTGAATATACTAAACAAATACATACACTTGCTGATGCTCAATTTATTTCAAGATTGATGTATAAAGATTCAATTTTAAGACCTGTACTAAAGAATACATTATACGATGATAGAGTTGGGTTTTATTTTACACCCAGAACTCCTCAAAGTTGTTAGGAGATAAAGGATGGCTGACACGTTACTTTCGGAACAAATATATTTATCTAGAGATTCTATCCGTGAATTAATCGCTATTGAAGTAAAACGATATCTTGAATTAGAGAATGTAGATTTAACAAAGTCATCGTTTCTTAGTTTTATAATTGATACGGTTTCTACTATTACCGGTAACCTTTTGTTTTATCAATTATCATCATATCGTGAGTTTTTCTTAACAAAGGCACAACTTCCAGAATCAATTTTGAATTTGTCTGCATTTCTTGGTTACAACACATTAGAAGCAACTCCAGCAACTGCTAGTGTTTTAATAACGATTCCTTTTGGTTTTGATGATCCAATCACACAATTTACAATTCCAGAAAATTTTACATTCAATGCTGATGGTTCTGTTGATTTTTTAACTTATTATTCAACCACAATTGAAGTAACAGGTAATGCAAATGTAACGGTTGTAGTTACAGAAGGAAATAAACGATATAACCTGCCTGTTTCATTAGACACCGAATCATTTAGTTTTGTTTTACCATTGAGACAAGTTAAAATTGTTGAGTAAGAATTCCAAATTGATTCTGATATTCAATCGTATCAATTTGTTACATTAGATGTTCCTGTAGATGGAGAGGTTGCTGAATTAACCGTTGAAATTCAAGATCCGGGAAGTGCTGGAACAACCACATGGACAGAATTTGATAGTTTATTTTTAATGGATCCTCTAGATAAAGGTTATACATCCAGAAGAACTGATACAGGAAGAAGACTTACATTCGGTAATGGTTTAATCGGCGTTCAACCAACTCCTGGTTCTACTGTTTATGTTACTGTATTAACAACAGAAGGTTCAGAAGGAAATGTAATTGCTGGTTCTATTAGAAGCGGGGATAGAATCTATTTAACTACTTTAGCAGGAACTACTCAGATAGTGGATTATGAAGTAGTTAATGCTTCTTCTGCATATGGTGGAGAAGATGAAGAATCTTTAGAAGAAGTAAGAAGAAATTCAATTGCATCGATTAGAGCATTGGAACGATTGGTAACCGAAAGTGATTATCAAGATATTAGCGTAGTTGCACCTGAAGTTCCATTTGCACAAAATGCGTTACCTGTTTTGAAGAGATCTGATTTACAAGTTAATGAAATCGAGTTATTTAGTGGTTTGTTATTTGGTACGGGTACAGATGAAATTTCAAATTTAGTTCCTACTAGAAATGCTGTATTTACAATTCCATCTACAACCTCTAGAATATACAGAAATGAAACAATAACAATTGGTGATAGTGATTATTATACTCTTTTTGAGATTGATATTGATACATTAAATACTGTTGGACAGTATGAATATATCATTTTGTCTGTTGATTTATTACCTGCATTAGAAACTAGTTATTCATCTGATTATGATATTTATTCAGATTTATTAGAAATTGAAAGAGTTGGTACACAAGGTATATTTAAATTACATTATAAATCTGGAGAATCTGATGCAGATTTAACTACTTGTACGATGAAAATTCAATCTAGCGGTTCAACTAAAATAATGACAAATGATTCAACCAATAATTATTTCATTTATACGTTCAATCCATATACTGATATACCTGAAGGTGAACAAACTTACGAATTTACAATAAAAAATCCAAGTAATGTCGAAGTTGCTTTATATTCAAATAAGGTTACCTTTAGATCTGATTTAAGTACATTTATGAGATCCAATGTTGATGTTTCTGATGGTACAACTTATACAGTATTTGATGTTCCTGTGATAGAAAAAGATTACTATGATAGTATTGATAAAAGAGCGTTTGAATTACAAGTCATGCAAGCTTTAATTAGTACCGCTGATCTATCAGATAGAAGAATGTTAACCGATTTTACAAATATTAAATTTTCAAATACATATGGTGTTCTTAATACAATGTTATTAAATCAACCTACTATTACATCTGTAATTGATATTGTTCCTGTTGAGCCCACTATATGTGATGTAGGTGATCGATATATTTTAGCACCTCCAAGTAGAGATGCTGAATATCAAGATAATGTTATACGCTGTGTAGATGCAACAGCATTGATTTTTCTATATGAAGAACCAGTATCTGACTCAATTGTGTATGTTGAACTGAAAGGAGAAAATTATATTTATTCTGCTGGAGGTTGGATTCCTTTACCTATTTATAATATTCCTCTTGAAATTGAGATTGAAGTGTTTAGATCATCGTCATTCAGTGGGACACTTGCGTCATTACAAGATCTTGTGCGAACAACTTTAATTGAAGCATTTGAAGATAGATTCGGTACGGCTGCTGAAATTTATAGATCTGAAATTATAGATGTCGTTCAGGAAATAGATGGGGTTAGTCATTGTAGTTTAAGAAAACCAGAAACAAGCATTTTCTTTAATTTTGAATTAAAGGAGCTGACAGAAGATCAACTATTAAGATATGGACCTGAGTATGTTTATTTTACTGAAGATAGTATTACAGTTAGGGTGGTATAATTTATATGGAACAATTACTTGCAAAAGCAAAAATAAATGAACCAGCATTAAAAAGAGAGATCGTGAAAGTTGTTTCTAAAAATTTAGGTGGTCTTTCTGAACCATGTTATTATCCGGAAGTGAAAAAACATTTATATGATTTTTTAAAATTATCAGGTTTAACAGAAAAAGATATTAAGGATTTTACAAAAAGACGTTGGAAGGGAAGAAAGGAAGCTACATACGCAATTCATAATGATCATATCGCTAATTTTTATATTTTTTTAATGCAATATTTTCTTAAAAAAAGAGACAAGACAACATATGGTTATCTTATGGTTTTCTTTATTATTAGATACTATGCAAATCTAATGTATAAATCATTTAAATATTGTAATCCTGATGTGTTTAAATATGCATTAGAAGTTTTAACAAAAACTCATTTGTTTGCTAGAGAAAAAACAATCGGGAATGCTTTATATTTTATTTCTAAAGATATGGTCAGACGATGGACAAAAGGTTTGCGTAATAATGATTTGGATGATATTTCAAAGTTTATGCAAGATAGCAGAAGTAGAGTTTCTCAAAGTATGAAAAGTTTTGCTCAAACATATTATAGAGCAAGTGAAGAAGGCGCCGGAATACAATCTGGTGTAGATGATGATTCA